GGGTCTAAAGACTTTAATACTAGTTCCTACCACATCTCTAGTTGAACAGATGTATTCTGATTTTCAGGATTATGGTTGGAGTTCAGGAACTTATTGCCAAAAAATATATCAAGGCTATGATAGAGTTGTTACTAAAGACGTTGTAATATCAACATGGCAATCTATCTATAAAATGCCTAAAAAATATTTTGAACAATTTGGTTGTGTGATTGGAGATGAAGCTCATCTATTCAAAGCAAAGTCTCTTACGGGCATAATGACTAAGTTACACCAATGTAAGTATAGATTCGGGCTTACAGGGACGTTAGACGGTACTCAGACGCACAGACTTGTATTAGAGGGACTATTTGGTGCAGTTGAAAATATAACAACTACAAAAGAATTAATGGATAAGAAAACTCTAGCAAGCTTGAAAATTAAATGCATTATCTTAAATCATTCAGAAACTACTGGAAAATTAATTAAAAATTATAGTTATGCAGAAGAACTAGAATTTATTACAGGGCTAGAAAAAAGAAATAATTTCATATGTAGCTTATTAAAACATCTAAATGGAAATACTCTTTGTTTATTTCAACTTGTGGAAAAACATGGTAAATTATTACATAAACTAGTTAAGGATGAAATAAATGATCGTAAAATATTTTTTGTTTACGGTGCAACAAATGCAGAAACAAGAGAAAATATTAGAGCTATTGTGGAAAATGAAAAAAATTCAATCATTATTGCAAGTTATGGTACTTTTTCTACTGGTATCAATATTCGTAATATCAATAACATCGTGTTCGCTTCGCCCTCAAAGTCCAGAATTAGAGTTTTGCAATCAATTGGAAGAGGATTGCGTACTAGTGCAAATAAAAATTCCATTTTAGTTTTTGATTTATCAGATGATATTTCTTATAAAGAAAGAAGAAATTTTACGTTAATTCACTTTACAGAACGAATAAATATATACAATGAACAACAATTCAAATATGAAATCAGCAAGGTAAATCTATCATGAATGAATCTACATGTAAGGTTCTAAAATTAACAAACGGAGAGGACATTGTTTGTGAGCTTGGTGATGGAAATACTGAAAATGAATATGAAATAGGTTATCCTCTTAAAATGGAAGTTCAATCAAAGATGACTAAAAATGGTATTATAGAATCTTTAAATCTCACTCGTTGGATTGGGCCTTATACAGAACAACCATTCTTTCTTATTAAAACTTCTCATATTCTTTTAATTGCTGAAGCTTCTCATGGGTTAAGTCGATATTATGAACATGTAATTAGAGAGCTTCATGAATGGGATAATAGCAAAGCAAAAAAAAGAGAACTTCTAGATGATACTGATAATGAAGAAGTATACGATGAATTGTTAACAGAATTTCCAGTACTAAGTAAATTAATTCATTAACAAAGTCACATACTCTATTATACACACTTTTTTTGTTTTGTCAAGTCCCTTTTTATACTTGACTTTTACATCGTAATAGTGTATATTATATATAAATGATAACTCGTATAAGGAATAATGATGACAGGTGTGAAAAAGTCTAAGAGCATACATTACGTTGATAATAAAAAATTTCTTTCAGCTATGATTGAGTTTAAAGAATTATATAATATTGCAGAAAAAAATAAAGAATTGCGCCCTCCCGTTTCTGATTATATTGGAGAGTGTTTTTTAAAGATTGCAACTCATTTATCATACAGACCAAATTTTATTAATTATACTTATCGGGAAGATATGATATCTGATGGTATTGAAAATTGTTTACAATATGTTCAGAATTTTAATTCAGAAAAATCTAATAATCCTTTTGCCTATTTTACTCAAATCATCTATTACGCATTTCTTAGAAGAATTGCAAAAGAAAAAAAACAAACTCATGTGAAAAATAAAATAATACAAAATGTTAACTATGAATCTTGGACAACGATGGAAGGGGATAATTCACAATATGTTGTAATGGGGTTTGATCCAACTGTGATGCTTCCAGATGAAGATGTATATAAACCAAAAAAGAAATTATTGGAAAAAATTAAAGGCCTAGAATCGTTTATGGAAGAAGATGAGAAAAAGGATAACAAAAAAAGGAATAAAAAAGTTTGAAAATTGGTATTATTACAGATACACATTTCGGCGCAAGAAATGATAATTTAAATTTTAACGATTACTTCTATAAATTTTATGACAACGTATTTTTTCCTGTTTTGAAGGAAAGAGGAATTACTACTTGTGTTCATATGGGAGATGTTGTTGATCGGCGTAAATTTATAAGCTATCGTATTGCAAGTGATTTTCGTAAACGGTTTATTAATAAATTTCAAGAACTAGGTATTGATTTACATATTATTATTGGCAATCATGATACCTATTATAAGAACACTAATGAAGTAAATTCTATGGAAGAACTTGTTGGTTCTGATAGATTTAAAATATATACTGAATCAAAGATTGTAGAATTTGATGAAACTCCTATTTTGTTTGTGCCGTGGATTAATGTAAACAATTACGATGAATCTATAAAATTACTTAATACTGCAAAGTCAGATATTATTATGGGTCATTTGGGAATATCTGGTTTTGAAATGCATCGCGGCCAAGTTTCATTAGATGGCCATAAAAAAGAAATGTTTCGTAGGTTTGATACTGTTTTTAGCGGACATTTTCATCATAAGTCTGATGATGGGCAGATTTATTATCTAGGAACGCCATATCAAATTACTTGGAGCGATTATGATGATCCAAAAGGATTTCATATTTTTGATACAGAAACAAGAGAACTTGAACGTATTATAAATCCTTATATACTTTTCAGAAAGATATATTATGATGACACTCAAGAAGATTATAATAATCATGATATTGCTCAATATGAAAATCAGTATGTAAAATTAATTGTGGTCAATAAGAAAGATTTATATGAATTTGATAAATTTGTCGATAGACTTCTTATGGCTGATGCATATGAAGTAAAGATTATTGAAGATTTTTCTGAACTTGATGCAAGTAATGTATCAGATGATATTGTTGAAAATACAGAAGATACGATGACTCTTTTAGAAAAATATATTGATGAATTGGATGTGACATTAAATAAAGATAGATTAAAAAATACAATGAGAAACTTATATATTGAGGCACAGGACTTAGAACTTTGATTCAATTTAAATATGTAAGATGGAAAAACTTCTTATCAACTGGTAATAACTTCATTGAAATTCAATTAGACCGAAATCCAACAACACTTATTATTGGAGAAAATGGCGCTGGCAAATCAACTATTCTTGATGCTTTGTGTTTTGGTTTATTTGGTAAACCATTTCGTGGTGTTAATAAACCTCAATTATTGAACTCTGTCAATAATAGTTCTTGTTTGGTTGAAGTTGAATTTAAAATTGGTTCTAAGAATATTAAGGTGATTCGTGGTATTAAGCCAAACATCTTTGAAATATACGTTAATAATAAAATGTATAATCAAGATGCAAATGTAAGAGATTATCAAAAGTATTTGGAACAACAAATACTCAAGTTAAACTATCGTAGTTTTACTCAGGTTGTTATTTTAGGGTCATCTACATTCATTCCATTTATGCAATTAAAGGCTCGTTATCGTAGAGAAGTTGTGGAAGAGATTCTTGATATTCAAATTTTCTCTTTGATGAATATGTTATTGAAACAAAAACTTAAAACTATATCTGATGACCTTCGTGATATTGATTTTCAAAGGGAACTTACTACAGAGAAAATTGAATTACAGAAAAAATATATTGATAACGTAAAAAAGGATAAGGATAAAATAATTAAAGAAAAGACTAGTCTTGTTTCTAGCAATGAAGAAGAGATTTTTGTACGACAAGGAGAGATTAATTTACTTAAAAAGGATAATGATGCTTTATTAACTCAAATCTCTGATACCGAAAAGATACAAAAGAACTATAACAAGCTAAAAACTTTTCAGGCTACTTTGGTTGAAAAGCATAAGTCTCATTCTAACGTCGTTGATTTTTTTGAAAATAATGATGACTGCCCTACCTGTGAACAACATATTGATGAAATTTTTAAAAAGGATATGATATTCAAGAAACAAAAAGATGTAGATAAATTTTCAAATGGCCTGAAAGAATTAGAAGAAGAATTAAAGAAGTCGAAGGATAGACAAAAAGAAATATCTAATATTACAGATAAAATACGAGAGAATGAAGTTCAGATTGCAAAAGACAACAGTTCTGTTGTACAGTTAGAGAAATTTAATTCCACCTTACAAACTGAAATTAAACAATTACTAACTGGTGATGTGAACAAGTCTGATTATGATAAGTTGAAAAAATCAAAAGATAAACTAAAAAGTATAGATTCACAAAAAACAAAGTTGAGAGAAGATAAAACTTATTCTGAAGCTGCAAAGAATATGCTGCAAGATACAGGTATTAAGACTAAAATTATTAAGCAATATCTTCCTATTATGAATAGACTTATCAATACATATTTAACTTCTATGGAGTTTTATATTAATTTTACATTGAACGAAAGTTTTGAAGAAACTATTAAGTCAAGATTTCGTGATGAGTTTACCTATGATTCATTTAGTGAGGGCGAAAAGATGCGTATTGATTTGGCCCTTTTGTTTACATGGAGAGCTATTGCAAAGATGAAAAACAGCACAAATACAAATCTTTTGATGTTAGATGAAATTTTTGATAGCTCACTTGACAGTGCTGGAAACAGAT